ATTCTTCTATAGATTGAGTACATGTAGGGCATGTTACATTATCAGTAAAGAACTTGTGTTCCTTGGTTATGGTAGATACTTTTTGTGATAATTTACCTTTCAAATTGTTAAGTTTCAGTAACTTTTCACCAGCACCAATTAATTCTTTTTGTTGCTCAGTAAGACCATGTACACTATCTTCTAATCCTTCAGTTTTCATGATGAGAACACAAATCTCATCACTTAGAGAATCTCTTTTTTTCTCATTTTCGGTAATACTATTCTTTCCCTGATCCTCTAATTCTTTAATAAAACTCTTTTGCATTTGAATTTTATCTTTTACGTTATCCTTTTTAAAGGTCAAAGACTTTATTTTTTCTCTTTGCTCACGCATTTTTTCTTTAATCAAATGATTCATCGCAGAAAAGATACGAATATCCAACAAATCCTCAATCACATCTCTACGATTAGATCCAGACAGTTGCATAAAGGGAACAAAAGTGCTACTACCCAAAATTACAATTTGAGTAAAGGACTTATAATTTACCTTTAGAATAGTTTCTTCCAATATTTTCTGCATTGATCGATCATCTGCCTGTTTATTCATGACAGTTCCATCAACATCAATCTCAAATATATTTGGTTTTATACCTCTTCTTACTAAGTACTCTCTACCATTTAAGTCAAATACAACCTCAACTAAACAATCTCTTTCATTTGTGGCATTGATTAATTGTGATTTGTTTATCTTACGAAACGGTTTATTAAACAAACTAAAGGTTAAGGCATCTAACATCGTAGATTTGCCAGCACCATTTGTACCAATAATTAAATTAGTTTCACTGTGTTGAAAATTAATTTCAGTCCACTGATCACCAGTAGATAGAAAATTTTTCCATCTAATCGTTTTGAATATTATCATCCTTTGGGGGTATTACTATATCTTCAGGTGTAATTACAGCATACTTATAATTATATACCATACATGTCTTTAACGCAAGTTCTTCATCAATTTCTACAACTTGCATTGGTTTTTCATACATTTCATTGTCTTCCAACATTAAAGCATATCGAGTAGCATCATCCTCTTCTTCAAACATAAACAATACTTTATCGCCCCGATGGTCTTGGACTGCATAAGCACCATCATCCTTTCTGTTTTGGAGTGTGAGAAGAAACATTAGTCTACCTCGCAAGCTTGTCTGTACAGGTCTTGAAAAATACCCTTTATAATATTTTTATCATATTCGAATTCAGATTCATCAATATATCTATTTAATATAGATAAAGTGTTTTCCTCTTCATCTATTTCAAAATTTTCATTTTCTTGAATAACAAAGTTTTCAATTATCTTCAAGTCTTGAACATTAGAGGAGTATAATTTATCTATAAATCTCTCAAATTGCTTAGTATTTGTTTTTTTCCTAACAATTACTTTTACAAGTTTATTTGTATATTCAGTCGAATCAAACGTTTGATGGGGTGTATCTTCATAATATATGTTATAAAATAATTTATAAGGATTATCAATTGGAGTATGTGTAAGGGTTTCCGTATCAAAAATATGAAATCCTCTTTTATCATTTACATCATTCCAATACATCTCATATGGATTACCAAGATAATATATCTTACCATCAGTTGAACGAGTATGAAAATGACCAGAGTAAACTTTTTCAAACTTACTAAAGATACTTACGTCCATACCATCTTCCATCATATGACCACGAGTTGCTTTAAAACCATTTATTTCTAAATGTCCCATTGCGACTTTACTCTTACTGTTATCAATAAATTCTTTACTCTCTTTAAAATTTTCAGAGTTTATCCAAGGTAAAAGTAGTATATCTAATCCCTCAATATTAATTTCGGTTGGTTTTGAATACGTAATAATATTATCATAATCCTTTAATAAAAGTTCTGGTGAGTTAACTTTATTAGTATTTTTATAATAAGCATCATGGTTTCCAGTAATGGCATGTACTTTATATTTCTTTAAAGGTTCAAATACAACTCTCTTAGACCATTCTAAACTTTGATAATCAATTGACTTACGACTATCAAACATATCTCCCATATGAATAATGGTATCAATGTTATGTTTTTCAAGATATGGGAAGAAAATATTATCATAAAAATTTTTAAAATAACTATGAATATAGTCTGCTCCCTTACGAGCACCATAGTGAGTATCTGTAATAATTGCTATTTTCATCTATTGGAAGACTTATATTGGATATTATCTTTAATTGTATTATAGTCAGAACTATTACCTGCTAATGAATTATCATCAACTGCCATAACTTCATCAAATCCAGTCTTCTCAATTATCTTTGTTTTAATATCTAATTGTTTTTTCTCTTTCTGTATTCTTCTCAAAAATGCATAGTGAATAATCTGAGTAAAGTAAGCAAATGGGTTTCTTGACTTCTCAGGATCAAAGTTGTGAATATATTGAACACAGTTCTCAATACCATCAGATATCATATCATCACGAAACATATAATTAACAAAATTTGGTTTATATGATAAGTGTGTCGCAATCTTTAAAAAACACTCTCCAAGATAGTTTGTAATACGTGGTTTTGGTAAATCATTTTCTTTTGCATGAGCAACCTTTGCCCTATAAACAATAAGTGCCTCCAAGAGTTCTTTATTATTGACATAGTGTTCAGACTTCTTTCTAGGCATAAAATGTCTCCGTCTAACTATATTATATTATAGCATACTTTAAATACTTGACAAGTTATCGAAATATGTGTACAATAACTCTGTAAGGGTTCAAGGGTTATAATAGCTTTAATTCTCTTTGTTAATATTAAATATCTTTTCCAAAGAGTCTCTAGCCTCTTCAACGCTAGATATGTAACCCATTTTATTTGATATATTAACTTTACCTCCTGATTTATACATATCTAAAGTCATACTATCATTTTCGGAATCAATATCATCAATATAGTGTTTATATACTTGAATTAACTTTTTATCATTAGTCTCGGTCATCGTAATAATTTTATCTAGTTTTACAGCAAACATATCATCATCAGTCATCTCCATCCAAGGAGTTACTTTAATAAATGATCCTCTTGAAGATTGGATCATATTCATAATGACAGGATGATGTAAAAGAAGAATTGTATCCTCTTCATTGGTATCAGTACAGACCATAGAAAATATCTCTTCGCCTGATACTAATTTAATTATAGCGTAAAATTCATCTCCCATTAGTTCTTTAGAGGTATGTTTACTATATCATAATTAAAGTTTTCTTGGTTATAAACTTTAATTCTTTCAATCAAATGATTGAGAGTATAGTTCTTTTTTGATTTGTAACTGATGTCATCAGCAATATCATAGAGAGTTGCTTTTGTTTTGTTATTTCCCTTTCTCAATACCCTACCAATTGATTGGAGGTTTCTGATTCTTGATTTTGATGGGGAGGCAAAGATAACATTATGAAGGTTTTTAATGTTAATTCCAGTTGAGAAGGTGCCGTAAGAGGCAATAATAATAGCATTAGTTTCTGTTTCTGTAATTGACCGTACTCTTTCTCGGTCTTCGGTAGCCACTCCACCATGTACAAAGAATACCTGGCGTTGTTCTATGATATTACTATTTATTATTAAATTATATAAGGGTTCACCATGACCTTCTACTCTTGCATAGAGAATAAGAGTATTACCTTTTAGATCTAAAGCAAGATTTTTAATAAAATTATTTCGACGTTGGTGAGTAATAATATATTGTATTTCTTCTTCAAAGGTTTCAAACTTATTTGGTGGGTGTTTCAATAGTAATACATTTATATCTAATTTGGCAAGATGACCTTTTTTCATTAATTCATTTGTTTTTACAACTTTATAAGATGGACCAAACAAACCCTCCAATACCCACTTGTGAGTTTCAGTTCCATCTAAAGTTCCTGTAAATCCATATCTATACTTTGCATCAGCTAACTTAGTCATAATTGATATGAGTGATTTAGATTTAAACTGATGTGCTTCATCACCAATAACACAATTAAATCTT